CAAACGGACGTTAAATCTGCGATTGCAAAAAATACAGGGCTGCTTGTAACCATGATCCCTGTACGCTTGAAATCCATCACGGTGACAAGCGCGACAGTATCGGCAAGGAATGTTTCCGTATGTGACCCAACGGCTCAGAAATCTGGCACGTATTCTCGTACAAACCCTAGCGCTACAATCACCGTCACCATAACGAACCACGGTTTTGTTACTGGGCAACGAGTGTTTTTAGATTTTACCTCTGGCGCTGGTCGGGATGGTGCATACACGATTACCAAAACTGGCGATGATACGTTTACCTGTGTCGATACTGGCGTAATCTCTACGACGAGCGGCGATGTTACAGCGTATAGCAAGATTTTGTTAGAGGTTGATACCTTCAACACCATCGGCTTGCCTATTATGATTCCAGGCCAAGGTATTTACTGCCCTAACGGTATGTTTGTTGGATGTGGTGCGTCTGTAACGGCAACAGTTTTTTATGGCTAAGAAGACCCCATCCCTTGCTATCGGTCGCGGCGAAAAGCTGCCCGCATCCAAGGGCGCGGGTCTAACTGCCAAAGGCAGGGCGAAGTACAACAAAGCTACCGGCAGCAATCTTAAGGCTCCGCAGCCAGAGGGTGGCGCTCGCAAGCGTTCCTTTTGCGCTCGGATGTCTGGAATGCCGGGACCTATGAAAGACGAGAAGGGTCGCCCAACAAGAAAGGCGGCTTCTTTAAAAAGGTGGAAGTGTTAACCGTGGACTTAGCATTCGTTTGGAATGGCGCTCTGTCGCTGTTTGTGGGCTTGTTTGCGTACATTGCCCACGAGAAGTTTTCCGAGCTGGCACGCATCACGATCTTGTTGAACAAGACGCGTGAGGAGATTGCGCGGGATAACGTTACCAAGGCAGAAGTAGATCGCATCACAGATCATATTGACCAGCGGTTTAATCGTCTTGAGACCAAGATAGATCAACTGATTGAGTCGCAACGGAGGGTGTTATGAAGAAGAAGGTCAAGCGTTACCAAGATGGCGGCGTTCTGCGTGATCGCTACGGCAATCCTGTGCGGTCTGGTTCCGGCGAGGTGGTGCGCACGCGCTTTCCAGAGCGTACGTATAACGAGCAGGCTACGGCGGATATGACTGAGAGTAGTGACTACAGCGGTCGCCGCATGAAGTCACCTGACGTGGGCGATACTGAGTCTAGCGATTACATGCGCAGCGGGCGCAGTACTGACATTGGCTTTGGCGGCGGTGAAGATGAAGAGCCGCGCAGCATTAGAAAGTACATGAAGAAGTTAAGCGAGGATGAAACCCCATCAGCCGAAGTGGTTGAAGAGAAGAAGACCATCACTCGCAAGCCTGCAAAGAAAGCGCCCAAGCGTGCAAGTCAGTCTTTTGGTGTAGATGAAAGTGGCATGAAAGAGCGCGCTAAAGCTGCGTCTGATTTCCAGCCTACTCCTAAAAGCAAGTTCAGCGACACTGGCAAGAGCACCCGCCTAAGAGCGCTTTTAGGCACGTTTGGCTTGAAGAAGGGTGGCACTGTTTCATCCGCTTCCAAGCGCGCAGATGGCATTGCTCAACGCGGCAAGACTCGCGGGAAGGTTTGCTGATGGACATGTCACAAATTCAAGCTCGCATCACAGAACTTGAGGCACGCAGGGCGCGTGGCGAGTCTGTACCAGAGCTAGATGTTCTGTACAAAAGGATGGACGCAATGACCAACCAAGGTTATCGCACTGCGACTGGCGAAGGTAAGCCAAAAGTAGAAAAAAAGGCTCGCGGCGGAATGGCTGGGTCAGCTTCTGCTCGCGCTGATGGTTGCGCTCAACGCGGTAAAACCAGAGGGAAAATGGTATGAGAAAGCGCAAAAAGTTCGCTGACGGTGGTGTTACCGGCGGCCAAGTGCAGCAGCCCACCTATCCGTTCTACGGCAACCAACCGCAGGCTGGCGGTCAGAGCGGCGGGATGAATCAGACGTTCAACATGCAGCCGCAAGCTATGTCTGGTCCGAACGATCAGATGACGCAGCGCTTTGCCAAAGGCGGACAGGCTAAAGTTGGCAAGGTCATGACTGAGTTCAAGGCTGGCAAGCTGAAGTCATCGTCAGGTCAGAAGGTAACCAACCCCAAGCAGGCCATCGCCATCGGTCTATCCGAAGCTGGCCTTTCCAAGAAAGCCAAAGGAGGCGGTATGGCAGAGTCAAAGAAGAAGGTCGGTGAAGAAATTGCGTTCATGAAAAAGAAGGGCGCACCCAAATCAATGATTAAGCACGAGGAGGCTGAAATGAAAGGCATGAAAAAAGGCGGCAAAGTCAAGAAAATGGCAATGGGTGGCATGGGTGCATCCAAGATGGGTCCAGTCAAGACTGCTGCTCCTAGTCGTGATGGCGTTGCTGTTAAAGGCAAGACCAAGGGCACTATGGTCAAGATGGCAGGCAACAAGGGTATGAAAAAAGGCGGGTACTGCTGAGATGAGACCATCTCGCGGCATGGGGGATATCAACCCCAGCAAGATGCCAAAGGCGAGGGTAAAACCTCGTCGGGACAATACTGACTTCACCGAGTACAAGAAGGGCGGGTCAGTACGTCTTGGCAAGCCTTCCGTTGAAGATGCGGTCAGGCGAGCTGCGGGTAAGTCTAAGGTCAATGCGGCTGGCAACTACACCAAGCCAAGTATGCGCAAGTCGCTGTTTGAAAGCATCAAGGCGCAGGCGATACAAGGCACGGGAGCAGGACAGTGGTCAGCCCGCAAGGCACAGCTACTTGCAAAGCGCTACAAAGCAAAGGGCGGAGGTTATCGTGGCTAGTAAGTTTCCTGATCTAACCGGTGACGGCAAAGTGACGCAGGCCGATGTCTTGAAAGGCCGTGGCGTTGAGGGCATGAAGAAAGGTGGCGAGACCAAGAAATGGATCCAGTCAGCGATCAAGAAGCCCGGCGCACTACGCAGTCAGCTTGGCGTAAAAGGCGACAAGCCCATCCCGGCCAAGAAGCTCGCGGCAGCAGCAAAGAAGACTGGCAAATTAGGTCAACGGGCGAGACTGGCGCAGACGTTGAAGAAGATGGGCAAGAAATAAATGAAGGCTCCGCAGCAAAGCCTGAAGTCATGGGGTGAGCAGAAATGGCGAACGAAAAGCGGCAAGCCATCGTCAAAGACCGGAGAGCGTTATCTCCCGGAAAAGGCGATCAAGGCTCTAAGCCCAGCCGAGTATGCCGCCACGACGAAGGCAAAGCGGGCAGGGAAGAAAGCAGGAAAGCAGTTTGTTAAACAGCCCAAGGGTATAGCACAGAAGACTGCGAGATTTAGGTAATGGCATACACCACTTCTACAACGACGTTCAATCCAACCGTCAACGAAATCTTCGAAGAAGCTTTCGAGCGTTGCGGTCTTGAGATGCGTACGGGCTACGATTTTCGTACCGCTCGGCGCAGCTTGAACTTGTTGCTGACGGAGTGGGCAAACCGTGGCATCAATTTATGGACTATTGAACAAGGGACGATACCGCTTGTTCAGGGGCAGGTTACCTATGATCTACCTATTGACACCGTGGATCTTCTGGAACATGTTATTCGAACTAATCCCGGTCAGATTGGCACCCAGTCAGACATCAACATCAACCGAATCTCTGTCTCGACCTACGCGACGATCCCGAACAAGATCACGCAAGGGCGTCCGATCCAAGTCTGGATAAACCGTCGTAGCGGCCAGACAACGGACGTGCCGGGCGCAACACCGCAGAATCCGCAGATCAACGTTTGGCCGTCACCAGATCAGGGAACGGCACAGACTCCGTACTACTACTTCGTGTACTGGCGGCTGCGCAGGATGTTTGACGCAGGCAACGGTGTAAACGTTGAGGACATCCCATTCCGCTTTCAGGAGGCCATCATCTGCGGGTTGGCATACCGGTTGGCGATGAAGGTTCCTGGTGGTTTGGAGCGCATTCAGTTTCTGAAGGCGCAGTATGACGAGGCGTGGGAGATGGCGGCTGGCGAGGATCGGGAAAAGGCACCGGATAGACTGGTGCCACGCATGATCACATATAGGTGATGTATGCCTAGCAAGTACGCTAGTGGTAAAAAGAGTATTTCAGAGTGTGACCGGTGTGGTTTCCGGTATCAGCTCAAAGTGTTGAAGACGCTGACGATCAAGACGAAGAACGTCAAGATCAAGGTGTGTCCGACTTGCTGGGAACCTGACCAGCCGCAGTTGAGTCTTGGCCTATATCCGGTCAATGATCCGCAGGCGGTACGGGATCCAAGGCCGGACAAGTCGTACTGGCAGTCTGGTATGACGGGGTTGCAGGCAGACTACAACTCTGGCACAAACATCTTGCAGGATGGATTCCCCGGCGGTGGTAGCCGGATCTTCCAGTGGGGTTGGGCACCGATAGGCGGCTCTAGGGCGAATGATGCAGGGTTGACACCGAACAACTTGGTGGCGCAAACGACGGTAGCAAACGTGACTATCAACTAGGAGTGAATGATGGACAAGATGAAGCAGGTAGCCAAAGCCGAGGTGAAAGCGCATGAGAAGCGTATGCACAAAGGCATGAAAAAAGGTGGCGTGACCACTGCTGATCTGAAAAAATACGGGCGGAATGAGGCACGTATTCAGAACCAGAAAACCAAGTGAGGCTGATATGGCAAAGTACTCGATGAAGAAGGGTGGGAAGGAAGTTGGTCCCGCTTCGGTTTATGCGCCTCCTCACACGATGACTGGCAAGGCTGTGTCTGCCAAGCTGAAGAAGATGGAAGATCCCAACAACATCGCTGTTGACAAGCTGGGTCCACGCACGGCTGTGCAGCGCGTGTCTGCGGGCGATCCTGGTCGGGAAGACACCAAGACTACCGGCATCAAGATTCGTGGCACGGGCGCGGCTACCAAGGGTGTGATGGCTAGGGGTCCGATGGCATGACGTACACGGAGTTGGTCGCGGCTATTCAGTCGTACACGGAAAACTACGAACAGGAGTTTATCTCCTACATTCCGACGTTTATTCGTCAGACGGAAACTCGCGTCTACAACACGGTGCAGATACCTGCGCTGCGTGCAAACAAGACCGGCATCCTGTCGACCAACAACAAGTACCTGTCTGCGCCGGGTGATTTCCTAGCGGTGTACTCGCTGGCTGTGATTGAGAACTACGGCACGGCAACCGAGGAGTATCACTACCTTCTGAACAAGGATGTGAACTACATTCGGGCTGCTTACCCTACGCCAGCGGATACAGGATTGCCGCAGTACTACGCGATCTTTGGGCCAACGACTACTAGCAATGTTGTGACGGACGAGCTGTCATTTATCTTGGGTCCGACGCCAAATGCGGCGTACACGGTAGAGCTGCATTACTACTACTACCCAGAGTCAATCACGACTGCGCCTGATGGTCGGACATGGCTCGGCGACAATTACGATCCGGTGCTGTTGTATGGCAGCTTGCGCGAGGCGTACTTGTACATGAAGGGTGAGCAGGATTTGATTGCCAACGTCGAGGCCAAGTACAACGAGGCTATGGGTCAACTGAAACGTCTGGGCGATGGTATGGAGCGTCAGGACGCATACCGTAGTGGTCAGGTTAGGGTGAGGGTCACATGACGATTTACCAAGGTCTGACTACTAAGTTCAAGGTGGACATTCTGAATGGCCGCCAGAACATTGCGTCGGACACTTTGAAGATGGCTTTGTACGACGGGTACGTAGAGCTAGATCAGAACACAAATGAGTACACTTCAACCAACGAGATTACTGGCGCTGGGTACGTGGCTGGTGGTCAGACGTTGGCAAACGTTACCGTCAACTCGACCAGTAACGGAATTGTGTATGTGAGCTTTGATAATGTGGTGTGGAACCCGGCACAGTTTGTAACTAGAGGGGCGTTGATATACAACTTCACTCGAGCAAATGCGTCGGTAGCCACTTTGGATTTTGGTAGTGACAAGACGCAGGCTGGCAACGGCACGTTTTCCGTAGTGTTGCCACCTGACACGGCGTCGAGTGCGCTGATACGTATTAATTGAGGAGTAGCTATGAGCATTGAAACTTCTAAGTCAAGCGAAACCGTCAACGGCGCTGTCGCTCGTAAAACAGGCTTTGATGAGAAGCTGTCGGCAGGCGGTGTGTTTACCGTCACCTGCTATGACAGCACAGGCAACGAAAAGTGGGTAGATATTTGCCCGAACCTCGTTGTGAATGTCGGCTTGCAAGACATGAATAACAAGTACTTCACTGGCAGTACTTACACGGCTGCTTGGTATATCGGTTTGGTGAATGGCACGTCTGCCAGCACCACGTTCTCTGGTGGCGATACTTTGCCAACCCATCCTGGCTGGGACGAGAACTCCAGCTATGTTGGTAACCGCAAAGCTGCAACATTTGGTGCGGCAACGTTGGCGGATCCATCGAACATCAACAACGCATCTTCTACTGCGTCGTTTACGATGAACGCGAATGCGACCATTGCAGGTGCTTTCTTGGCGAACGTGGCAACTGGCACATCTGGCCTGCTGTTCTCGGTGTCCGACTTCCAAGCGCCTGGCGACCGTACGGTGGTGAGCGGTGACGTTCTGAACGTTACCTACTCTTTCAACCTTGATGCGACCTGATAGGAGCTGAACATGTACAAGAAGGGTGACGTTGTAAAGCTCAAGGCAGTTGTACCTCAGGGTCCGATTTCCTCCATGCGTATGGATGAGGATGGCACCGTATGGTGTTTGCTGGAGTGGACTGGCGATGATGGTCAGGTTCATTCGCGCTGGTTTAAGCAAGATGAGTTGGAGTCTGCGGAGTAATATGTGGCGCAAGTCGATGGCGGATTTGGTAGTGGCACATGGGGCGAGGCCGGTTGG